CCACCCAAATTCTTGAGGTATTGAACATCCTAATAAATGTAATTTAACATCTTTTAAATGGTCTATTTTAAGTAAACCTTGCACAAATCTTACTCTACCTAATGCTTTTCCCATGTCTGGGTTAGTATGTGGGAAGAAATCATTATACCAAGTAGCACCATAAGATACACATAATTTTTTATAACCTAAATTTGCTAATAAATTAGCACATAAATAAGCATCATTTTTATTTTTTCCTTGTATTACTGCTGTAAATTTAGTTTCTGGATATAAACCACTAAATTGGCTCCAATATTTGGCTTGTGCTGCTGTTGAACTACAATCCATCCAAACATCTGGAACTATAAATTCATTTGGTTCTAGTTCTTTAATCCAATAACGTAATCTATCATGATTATATGCTTTTTTTAATTCATGTAAAGAATTATCCATAATAATATAACGACCTGCTTTTTTAGCATCTTTAAAATATTGTAAATATTCCTCATCTTGGTCAAATAAGTGAGGGAGTGCATAATCATAATCGTTAAATTCAAGTGATGCTGTTAACAAACAGCGAGGTACTTCATGTGATACTTTCATTTAATATTTAAACTTTTAGTTGATGGTCTTCCTCTACGCCTTAATGGATAAGGAATAGGTACAACCTTATATTTTTCATCTATATGATAATAAAAATCAATTAGGGAATCACCGGAAAAATTAATCATTTCTTCCTCTACTTGTTTCTTATCTAATCTATAATATTTTGTAAACTCAGTAATAAGACTATTTAGTCTTTCTGCTTCATCTTTTTCAGCATCTTCTATCAAACGTTTTCTCCGAGCTAATTGGACTGCTCCTTTTTCTAAAAACATTTGATAATCATTATTACATTTTTTTAGTAAATCTTCTAATTGATATTCAATTAAATATTGTTGTGCCCTATAACAGGTATAATCAAAATCTCCATTCAATATCCTATCACGTAATGGTTGACGATTATGGAGAGGTTTGTTTTTTGGTTGATACATCCTCCACCACCTAAATTGGTTATAGTTTATTTTTTGATATTGACTAAGCTGTTTTTCTACTTCTTTCCTTAATAGAGGAATACTATACATACACTTTTATTTTAATAACTACCAACCCCTTTCGCATCTTAATTCATATGCATCTTGACGGGCTTGTGATTGGGCTTCAATATCCCAAGCTTCATTTGCTGTTACACAAATTTCTTCTCCATTACGAAGAATAATAGCACATTCATCTCCTGAAATACCGCATGTAAAAAATCTAACTACTGAATCGAACATAACCTAATTATTTTTATTATTTACTGTGTAAATATACGAATAATCCCTCAGGTAGCCAAATTTATTCAGTAGAAAAGAAAAAAGTTTGGTGCATTCTACAGTATTTATCTTCATGCCCAAAATATTGAACTGCAGCATGATAAAATTCACCTCTATAAATTATTGCCCTATTATATACATTACCTACAAAATCAGTAACTTCCCATGCTGTAAAATCTAAACTATCCTTATCAATTTCTTCAGCTAATTTATCATCTTTAGGACGAACTCTACACCCTGTTTTTTTGTGTTTGTATAAGGCAGTACCTGAAGCTAAAGGGGCATCTGGGGTTAGATAGACTACACAAGCCCAGCTAGTTCCCCAATCTGAGTGGATCCAACATTTATCCCATGATTTACAAAGATTATAAGAACCATTATATTCATTCCAATCTACATCCCAATTAGTAATTTTTGCACCAACTGCTTTTTCTAGTGCAGACTTAACTGAAGGATGTCTATCAAATTTAGTTCTTTTTCCTGGGTGGTTTCCCATTTTATCAAACCATTCCATCTCGAATGCTTTTTGTCTAATATAATCAGGATCACTATAAAAATTATCTATAACTATAATTGAAGCCATAACTAATACTCTTTTGTTAAATCATCTTTTTTTATAAATTTCTTAACATATTCTTTTAAATCTATCTTTTTACCATCTTTTGTTGTTAAAGATAAATTAGGATTAATTTCTATATCATCATCAAAATCTTCAGTAGGTTCAGAAATTATTTCTTCTTCATCCTTAACTTCAATATCGTTTATAGTATAGTCCCATTTTGGTTCATTTTTTAATCCATCTTGTATAGTTGTATCCCAAACACTAACATTATTGTCTTCTACTTTTTCACCATATAAATTTTCTTTATATTTCTTTTTAGGATAAGCTTTATCAAAGGCAAAGTTGGCTGCAACAACTAATGAAATTGCTAAAGGATCAAATACAAAAATAATAATTAATAATAAAATGTTAATAATTTTATCCATAGGTGCTCCTGTAAGGCCCGATAAATACTGTAGTGGTCCTAATTCACCCGCAACTTCGGTGTTATTATCTAATTCTAATACTTGTAATTGGAATTTACGTAAACTATCCGCAGCTACTTCACGTTGAGCTTGAATATTTTTTCTATTTTCTTCTTCAGTTGCGATACGAGATTGTGCCAACCTAAGTTCGGAAGTTGATACTGTGGTTCTAACGCCCCCAACCACCGAGGTGTCTCGTATCTGGATTTGTTGAGACCTAGCATTGGAAAGAGTAGAAATGTTATTAGAAATTCTTTCAAGTTCCTGGTCATATCTTGTAACATCCGCATCATAAAAGTCAACTTTTTGTTGTATAAAGGCTTTTTCATTCTCAACTATAGATAATTTACTATAAGTTTCTTGGTATGCTGCTGATAGAAACCCATAAATCCCCATACTAGTAATAAGTACAAGTATTACAGAGGCAATAGTTAAATAAGTTCTAAGGATTTTATTTAAAGTATCCCAATATTGGTATAAAAGAGATGCTATAACTAACTTAGCTACCTCCAAAGAACCTGCCATAATTATTACTTCAAATGAAGCACCCGCAAAAAGTTTGCTAAGGCCACTTACAGAATAGAAAGCAGCCGAAGCAGATACTGACAGGGCAGAAGCAGCTATTATAAAAGGAAATATACCTTGTTTTAGATTTTTAAGCATAATTATAAATATAATAAAGTAATAGGACTAAAACAACCTATTTTCTATCACCTTTATGCTTATCTATGCGGTCTAAAATTTGATTTACAACATCCATTTTAATAAAACCAGCCATTGATGCATTTTTTAAGGCACTTATTAATTGTAAAACTACAAGGGGCATTACAACGGTTTCACTTAACCATCCTGCCCCTGGTATGCTTTTTTCTATTACTAAAATTACTGTTAACGTAATAACCCAAAAAAATAAAGTTCTTAAAATCTTAATTGCTTTGTAAGTTTTAAATCCTTCTCTTTTAATTCCGGCTATTACTCCAAAAAAACCATCTGCAAAAATTAATGTAGCAATCGCTAAATATTGTTCTGCGTTTTGCATTGTAAGTTCCATAAAATAAGAACATATAAATGCTAGTGACATTGTGCTTCCTGCTATCATTAATTTAATATTACTCATGATTATACTAGATCTTTTGATTCAATTAATGTGTAAGTAAATGAATTACCCCATATTTCTCTAGCTGTTTGACATATATCTAAAAATTGATGCCAATCATCATTATCAGCTATTACTTGGCAACCAGCAGACCATTTGTCTACTCTTATAGATTTTCCACCTTTATGTCCTGTGGCTCTATGAATATTGATTCCGAAGATTCCTTCATCAACATTTTCTTCTAATAAATCATATTTACCATCTCTATTATTATCTCTATAAACTTTTACTGGTGATTTTTGTCCTAAAGCTAAGTATTTACCTTGGTGAAGTCTTAGTTTATGTGAACCTCTATATTGTCCGGGTTTTAAAATGGCTAAACCTTTTTTGTTTAGTAGATTTTGTTCCCAATGAGATCCTGGGTCAGTTGTTGCATCAAATTCATGATATTTCATTTCACCATTAACTGAATATGATATGGTTAATTTATCATCAAATTTATTTGTTACAACTCCATGGGTATCTGAATTTCGTACTCCAACAATGTTTAAGTTGTAGTCACCACCTTCGAACCATTTATACCCTTTAGATTCTACGACATTTTTAATTTGTTCTCTTGTATACATTTATTATTCCTTTTTTCCAAATATTTTACCCGCTTCAGCTATCCCAAACGATCCTAAAGTAATAATTACAAATGAATTGTAAATAAATTCTTGTACTATTAAATCCTTGCCAATAAATCCGGTTACAATATCTGCAAGAGCAAATAATACCATTATAGCAAATGAAGCGAAACCAACTACTGATTTTTCGTTGATATCGTTTGAATCTTTAAAAATGTCTTTAAAAGCCATCCAATTTCGTTTTATATAGTTAAACATAGAATAACAAATTAGTAAAACATTATTTTATGATACATATTAAAATTGGAATTTAGAACCAATAGGGATTTAATTATAACTATAAAAAAAGAGGTGCTAATGCACCTCTCTTAATAATATAGTTAATTTTCTTTTTTAGTTTATTTTACTATTTCTACTACTGGGGGTGTGTATGCTTCAGTTGTAATAGTTACTGTATTTGTTGTATTAGTTTGTACTGATGGATCTTTTAACCATTTAGTTGCGTATATCCAATTTGTACCTTCATAATTAAATTGTTCTGTTGGGTACCCTTTATTACATACATTATCACAATAAACACGCGCTATATGTCCATCCCAACCATATTGCATATTAAACGTCCCATTTCCTGGGTTTGGTTGATCTACGCTTTTAGGAGGCATTGGATAAACATTAATATGGTCTGAATCAACTTCATTAGAAGATAATTCAACTGTTTCTCCTGCTTTTACTACACCCTTAGTTGATCCTGTCATAGCCCAACTTTGTTCCCATCTCATATCCTGATCTGTATTGTTGATTACTGTTAAAGTAAATTTAGCAGGAGATGTTTTTACTTCTGCTTTTTTATTAGTATTATTACATGCTACTAATAAAGTAGATGTAATTAAAAGTGTCAATAGTTTTTTCATTTTGTTTTTTAATTAATTTTAATTGGTTGGGATGGGTGTACCTACTGGATATGGCTTACCATCCATGGCGGCTGTAATAGATTTCATACCTGTTTTTACAGGGATAGCTTTACGTAGAGGTAAAGCAGCTTCATTAAGAGGACCATAACATTTAGCTAAAATAATGCCAGTATCAGTAGTATCAACAATTTGACAAGGCATGCAAAACATATTACTTTCACTTGTTGTTGGATAGTCTGTATTTACAATAAATGAGCGGTTATTTGGTGGCAACATTTCCCATTTTTGGGTTTTTGGGTTATATTGGGGAACACTGTCAGTTGATGAAAAATACCAGTATAAAGACCATACTGATTTCCCATTCCACGTTGTACTCCCATCATTACCTGGAAATTGGAAGTCTTTATTAACATTAAATTCACCTCCATTATTCATAATTGAACCCCAACTTGGGCTTATACCTTCCATTGCCAAATTAGAAATAGAAGGACCACTTAATACTGGACAAGTAGCACAACCTTCATCAAATTCAACTCCTTGTACTATAATTTTTTTACCAGTTGGCTCAGCACCTGATGCTCCACAAAATGCGTATAAACCCTCATGAATTCTTAATATATTTGCTTCTTCAAAGTCAGGATTTGTTTCATTTACTTGTTTTACTTCTTTAATCACACTTTCAGCTGTTACTCTAATATTTGATATTTTAAAACTACCATCACATACATTAGACCAATCTTTACAAGCGGGGTCATTGTAGTTATACCATTCATTCCCATTAATTTGATATTGGTCTGGTGAATATCCTTGCCAGTATGAGGCTACTATAGACCATCCACTTTCCATAGCATCACTTAAACCTGTAAGGTCTGTAATGCTACTATCGTTAGCTTTAGAATGGGATAAAAAGTCATAAACTACAACACTATTACTACCTTGAGAATAGGTAACAGTCATATTAGTATAATCGGAATTAAATTCAATTGCCATATCAAATGGTTTTGAAGAATCAATTAATGTCGCATTATTAACTCCATTTCCTGGGTTAGATAAATAATCTTGTTTCCAGCAGTTGTTTGTATTTATTGAGTTTAAATAAGAAAATTCTAAACTTTCTTTATTAGATGAATTACTTGAACCTAAATGAACTGTGGTTTGGGAAAGCACATTTCCATTAGTTTCCATAAAATCAATCTCGTTACAATATGTAGATGATCCACCAGCATCACAGTATCCAGGACCACCATTTATCATATAAAATGAGGCATTTACAAAGTTTAAATCTTTTAAACCAGATAAATCTACAGTAGCAGTAATTTTAGTTATATTTTTATATTTTTCAACAGATTGAACTCTACCTTCTTTAAAATCAACAGACCCATCAGAGTTAATTGTAGGAACTACACCACAATATTGACCTTGAACTCCATTAAATGTTGGAGTGAATGTAGTTGTAGTTAGTGTTGGTTTGTTGTTACAACTAAATAACATTGTAGCAGCAACGATTGATAATAATAATTTTTTCATGTTATTCTTTTTTAATAAAATTTTATTTATTATAAATATTAAAAAAAAAAGAGGGCTTTCGCCCTCTCTTCTATACTTAATTTGATTAACCATTTTTCTTAAGAATGTGATACAATACAAATGCACCTACAAGTCCTAATAGGCCCTCAGCACTCAATGATCCTAAAATCCCCATAATGTTACCCACTACTGAGATGTTAGGCCAGAATGGAATGTTCATTCCTCCGAATAGTACTTCAAATACTACTCCAAGAGCGATTAAACTAATTCCAATTTGTGTAAGAGCGTCTGCCCAAGAACCTATTTTCTTCAATAAATCCATAATTAAATGTTTAAGTTAGACATATATAACTTCCGGATTTTTGGCAATTGCATATAATACATATGTGTTATCCATCACAAGATACGCAATCCGCCATTCTTGAACCAAGATCACCCTTGATCACACTATCAGTTCTTAAGTAATATAATGTTTTTACTCCAAGTTTCCACGCTTCTAAATGCACTTGATTTATCCATTTTGGTGAATCATTAGGATCAAATGACAGATTCAGAGATTGAGTTTGGTCAATATATTTTTGTCTTATCGCAGCTTGTCGTATAAGTTCTAATTGATTTATTTCAGAAAACGTTAAAAATAATTCTTTTTCATCAGGAGATAGAATATTATCTGGGAGATTTTGTACAGATCCTCCATCTTGTAGCATTTGATCCCACCATTTATCTTTATCTTCTCCTTTTTCAGTTAACAGTGCTTGTAATACTTTATTTTTTCTAATAAATGTACCTTTTGCACCATTAAAAGTATAAATGTTTGCGGGTAAAGGTTCAATACCTGCACTAATACCCCCACAAATAACAGAATTAGAAACTGTAGGAGCAATTGCTAATAAATGTGTATTTCTCATACCTGTACCTCTACACCATATAGGTTCTCCATATTCAACAGCTAAATCACGAGATGCTCTTTCTGCTTTATTTCTTATGTCTGAAAATATATTATGGGTATGAGCTGTTGAAGCAATAGAATTAAATGGTAATCCTTTTTGTTGTAAGAATGTATGCCACCCCATTACTCCTAAACCTAATGCTCTACCTTTTCTGGCATGATTATTGGTTCTTCTTAGTGAATCTCTACCATTAGATTTATCAATAAATTCTTGCATTACGCCATCTAAAAACCAAGTTGCCATTTCAACGGTATCTGTATCTTTCCACTCTTCATATTTAGCTAAATTTAAAGATGATAAACAACAAATAAAACTATGTTCTTCATCTGTAAATAAAGTAATCTCAGAACAAATGTTTGTCATTGTTACATTTAAGTTATTTAAACGATAAGCAATAGGATTATCTTTATTAACATTATCCTTATACATGATATAAGGTTCACCTGTCTCCATTCTTGCTTTTAAAATAGTAGCCCAAGTATTCATTGCGTCAGCATCTCTAGCTTCTAATTTACGCATAAAAGAATCATCTACAACTACACATTGATGTAGATTTAAACACTGTCTATTTGGGTCTCCTTTAGGTCTTCTAATTTGTAAAAACTCATCAATATCTGGGTGATTAATATCTAGGTTTACAGATGCAGCACCTCTTCTTACATTTCCCTGATTTGTAGCAATAATTGCAGAATCATAAATTTTACACCATGGAACAACGCCTTCACTTTTTCCATTACCAGAAATAGAAGTTCCACGTGGTCTAATGCGGGATACACTAATACCTACACCCCCGCCGGATGCAGTTAATTTCATTAGTTCTGCGTTAGTTAAACCGATTCCACGTATAGAATCAGGTGTATCTACACCAAAACAAGAAATAGGTAAACCTCGGTCTGTTCCCATATTTGATAAAACAGGTGATGCTAAACCTACCCATCCTTTCCAAAATAACTTAAAAAATTTAGGAGAAAGTTCTGGTTTTTTTAATCTATTAGCTGCGGCGTCCGCAACTCGTTTATAGGCTTTTCTAACATCTTCTCCGGGAAGTAAATATCCTTTAGATACTGTAGCTAAAGAAATTTCATCCATCCATTCAGGATATTGTTTACCAAGTTCCCAATTTGTATAATCTACTTGTAATGCGTTGTTTTCCATTTATTTCTTTTTAAGAATTACCCATAGGATTAAGTAAATAAAACAAAACCCCCCAAATATTGATAACATCCTCCATAAAACAGGATCAGTATTGGTATGTTCCCCTAATCCTTGACAAACTCCTCCTATGTATCCTCTTTTAGGATCCCTAAATAATTTTTTCATCTTTTCCATATTTTTAAAATAATGCTGCTGCGTCCCAGTTTTGAACACCTTTTGAATAATTTGTAACTCTATTTGCAAAGAAATCTGTGTGTTGTTTTCCAGCTGATAATGAATCAAACCATTTCATTCTTTGTACTGCTTCTTTATCTATAGCATTTACAATAGGTCCATATCCTAAATCACCCATTTTAGTATTAACTCTATGTTTGATAAATGATACTAAATCATATTTTGAACATCCTTCTAAATCACCCATTTCATAAACTTTATCAATAAAATCTAATTCAAGTTTTAACGAAAGCAAAGCTGCTTCTTCAACTTGTTGTTTTAATTCGGGAGTATTCAATTCTGGGTGTTCTTTTAGAAGTGTTCTAAATAACCAACAACCTGCATCTGAGTGGAGTGATTCATCTCTGATAGACCATTCTACTATTTGGCCTACTCCTTTAAGTAAATTTCTAAGTTTAAAAGATAATAAAATTGCAAATGAAGAAAATAAATTTACACCTTCTGTAAATGCGGAAAAAATAGCTAAGGATTTAGCTCTTTCATGCCAATCAGCAGTTCCATCATGATTATCTCTTACATTCATTAAGGTTTCGATTTTAGCCATTGTAGTTTCATCTTCTAAAAATTCACTAAAATCATCTAACCCTAATTCTTCATTAAGTAAAGAATAAGCTTCGGCATGAATAGTTTCGAAAGCACCAAATGTAACAGCCATTTTGATTACTTCGGGTTTTCTAAACCATTTTGTAACTAAAGATGACCAATAATCATTTACTACAGTTTCAGTTTGAGCAAAACCTTTTAAAATAGAACCAATTATATTTTTTTCAGTAGCATTTAAATTTTGTTTCCAATCATTAACATCTGACATCATAGGCACTTC